AGTGTAAACTGAGCCTCGACTCCGTCTCTCTTTACATTAGGATTTCCAAGATAACCAAATTCATTATTCTTTAATGTCGCCATCAATCACTTTTTCGTTAGTGTCTAGAAGCATTCTCTGTAAATCAGTAGTGCTACCTATAAACATATTATTATTTGTTACTTTACTCTTCTCTTCTTCCCTTTTTCCAACTAAGTCTTGCTTGTTTTTCTGTAATGACATAAGCTTATCAGTCACATCACCAATATCTTTAATTGATTTTGATAATACTTCAAATGCTCGGGGGTGTTCTGATTCACGAGCTATTTCGGCAAGTGCATCTAATGATCCCATACCTGTACTTATAAGATCTTTGTAAGTCTCTCTCGAGAAAGTATAGTCGTCGTTTATATCTTTTTTAGACGCAAGCTCTTTATCTACCTCAGCATGTTTTGTTTCTACTGGTAGATTTTTTTCTAATGATTTTTTTAGTGTATCTTTTTTATCAAACATAATTACTCAAAGTCTGTATTATCAATACTAGTTGTCACTGTGAATGATGATTCAGTATCACTCCCACCTATTGTTATATCAAATTCAGATATATTATTTGAACTACCAGCAGCCTGATTAAAGTCGATATTAACTTCTCTAATAACTTTATCATTGTTAACTGGGCCATAAAACGACATTTTCATTGTAAAGTCTAGTGTATAAATCAATACTCTTCGCGATTGGTAATCACCTTCGTATTGATCGTCAAACGATACACCATTTAAAATGATTGGTACATCTTGCTTAAACGAAGTAAACTCATCTACAGGTTTAATCGATAATGTAAACTCAGGCTGAAAGTACGGTAGTATTTGCTCAAGGATCTGTAAACCATCGTCTTGGTTTTTTGCCATAATATTTAATTGCATATTAATATTATATGGAGCAAATTGCTTAATGCTATTACGCTGTGTCGTAGTACCAGTAGTTCCCGGTTCAGTTATAATAGCTCTTTTGCCAAGCTTTTTAGTTGTATCTAATTCTATGCCTGTTATTTCAAAAGACATTCGAGGAAGCTTAATTGCTATTGATGCATCTTGACCTGTTTCAGTATCAAGTCGCGACAGAAACTTCTGCTTAGGGCCATACGCTAATGGCACTTTAATTTGATTAATAAGAGAACCATCACCCTTCTTACGAGCAACTCGTATATTATTAAACATCGTACCAAAAACAGCTACCGATTTACGTACTGTAGCATGATAAAAATGTAAACCAAACATTTAGTTAGCCTCCGATGGATCGCCGAATGGATTAGTCTCAGAGAAATCTATAAAGTTATCAGCCTCTTGCTCAATTTGAATATTCTTACTCTGCCCATCATCTGGAAAAGACTGGCCTAATAGTACATTAGTAAGTACACATGTAAATCCAGTTTCAGAACCAACAAGATTAGTTGAAAATCCAGTCGCGCTTGAGGATTTTAAGAAGTCTCTAAACGAATCTGTAGCAGTCGCAGCATTTGTTGTATCTTTAGTACCAACATTAGATACTGTAATAGTGGCTTGAGTATCTGATGTTTTAGTGACTGTTTGCACTTCGCCGAAAACCGTAATCCCAGTTGCTACAGTTTGTGTAATAGTCTCACCAATAGAGAAATGATTACCAGCAGTGACTGCAACACTCAATGTAACTTGATATGCGTTCTTAGCTTGAGTTGTATCAATTGCTGCAACTCCAGTATCAATACTCTCATCATTATATTCAAAGAGAGCACATGATAGTTTATAAACTGGTAAGTTAGATAACTGATAAAACGGCTGTTCTTCTTCTACAAACTTAATCTCAAAGAAACTATTACTTAGAGGAAGATAAATCAAATCGCCTTCATCAGGTTTTGGGTATGAATCATTGCTGTAATGAGTACCGATAAACTTTTGCCATTGTCTACGAGATATAATAAAAGAAGCTTCATCTCTTATTTCAAGACCAAACTTGCTGTATAGATCTCCTTCTCCTTCAAATCCTTCAGGGTTTTCAATGTAGGTTTCAATCATATACGCATCATCAAACTTAGATGAAGAGTCTTCACCAAAGATTTCATCGCGATTTATAATTGTTCGAGGCAAATAGTAAGCGTCTTGTCCAAAAATCTTTAAAGACTCAATAATCAGATCTTCATAAAGATGTTGTTCAGACTGAACCGCTTGACTAAAGTATACATTTCTAGGCATTTATTATCCCACGTAGAAGTCTACTGGTTGTTCCCAGTTTAATCTAACTTCTTCTTCTAGTTTTAGTAGTTCCTCAACTGCATCATCAAATATTTGACGACCATTGAATGTTACACCACCCGGCATTACCATGCCTTCGAATTTAATTAGGTTTGCACCCCATTGTTTCTTAATAAGAGCTGTAGCATATTTCTTTAAGTAATAATCGTTATATACATCAGTAAACGTGTCTGGATCTACGATTCGGTACGCTTCAATTACAATGAAATTACCAACTGAAACTTCATTAGACCAGTCCATCACAATATCCAATCTATCTCTATGACGATTAAATGAGATTCGTTTATCATCAGAATTAACAAGCAAATCTACTGTAGACATATGTTGTTGTGTTTGAACATACTCTAAGATATTTCCCATATAACCAAGCTTATACATATCATTTAAATGCATTTGGTATTTTACATCAAACATATCTGCAGATATAGAACTAGATTGACTGATAGGAAGAACTCTAACGACATCTGTTACCACTTCTGGTATTGGAATATATTCATTATCTATGTCAGTTTGTGTTACTTGGTGTTTTAAGAATACTTTCTCTGTGGCATCAGTATGGTAATGCTGATAGAATTGTAGAGCTTCGTCTATTCTATCATCTATTTGATCGTCGTCAATATTAATTTCTATCACAGGTGCACCTAACGCGCGCTTGCAGTATTTAATTAATGTTGCTCTGCTATTTGGTTTTGCCATGTCTTTTACCTATAATTACTATTATATACCTTTATTTATATGTATCTATATACTAGCATGCAAATTTCTTAGTGCGGATCCTAATGTATCTAAGGTGAATTTACTGCTATATTTTGCCAATTCATCATTTTGTGACAGCGTTATTCTCGGGTATTCATTAATGTCTGGAAATAAACTTAACATATCAGTCTCGATAAAATCAACACCTAGAACTTTTACTTCAGTTTCAAACTTAAATAACAACCATGGATATGTGATATCATTTCCATTGACGTATTCATTAACAATATCTACAGCTTCCTGCGCTCTAGTTAAATTCTCTTGATCAGTATATATTTTTGCTTTTATTTTCATAATTTATTTTCTATGTATGGAAAGTAACGTATGGTTCAAATACATCAAAACCACCACTGTTTACTCCATCTGCTGCATGCTTATAAGTAGCACTTTCAGCAAAGAAGTATGCAAATCCGAGTGTACGACTAGTGCCACTTTGTAATGTTATTGTAAATTCGAGATCCGTCCAATGTTCAATATCGTCTTGATCTATAGTTAATTTTTCAGTAGCAGTCACTGCAGTCGGAGTAAACGCAGCACAAGTTCGTCCTAAGCTATTAAGCGAGTAATTACCGCATAAAGCACCAGCTGTATTGGTATGTGCTGATCCATTCCAATTATATTCTGCAGGGTCGCCAGTCAAAGATCCAGTTGGAACAGTCGTATTTCCACTAGTATTACGTATACGGCAATAATCGACTATTCGGCTTTTAGCAACATGATCTTCTGACCAAACATAAAATCCGCACCAATTTAAAGGTCTAAGCTTATCATCTCTTCTAACCCTGCATTTCATTCCAACCTTAGCAGTCACAGCGTTATTAGGCACTTCAGTAATCTGAAAATGCTCATCTCTAATCCATATCCCTGCGTTGTTAATATCAGTAGTACCAGTAATTGATGATAAAGATGTATTAGATACTATACGCAGCGCGCTTGAAGGATTAGCAAACCTACCAGTTGTAGCTGAACCTCTATCGGCATTGTCATTACTTAAACCAAATGTTCCTTGCGTCCCATCTCCAAATAAAGATCCTGAACCAAATGATTTCCATCCTCGAACAACATGATTAAGTGTACTATCCGAACTGGTTACTGGACGAGCCCCTATTTGATCATGAGGCACGTTTTTATTAATAAAGAACCCGCCAATATGGGTGAAAAAATCATTATTACTTGCATTAGTAAATAAAGGCGAATAGTGTCTCCAATACGGCGCCTTCTTGTTCACTCCGATCTGATAGGTGGCAAACGGTTCAGCCATATTAGGATCGCATTGACCATTAAACGTATGTCCAACCGAATAATCATCACTGTAATTGAATGTAGCGTTCCTTATAAAATTTGTTCTATCAGCAAATGCTGGCTGAGTAGTGCCATCACCATCATCGTTTTTATCAGAAGGCAATAGGAAATTTTCTCGGTATGTTATAACTCCAGTACTAGAAGGCATTTTATATTACACCTGATCCAAAGACCAAATATTGTAATTGTCCGATAAATTCATGATTAGTAGTTATTACTTCTACTGCAGCTCCTCCAGGTATTACTATAGTAGTCCTATTTGCCGCGCCTGTACCAAGCACCAGAGATCTAAAGTCATTGCCACCTCCAGCAGAACAAGTTAGTGTGATATTTTCAACACCAAAATTTACTATAGTATACGTTTCACCTATATTAGCAGCAGCAGGTACAGGAAAATTATATGTACAAGGACCCGCACCGACACCGGCCGGTTTACCATTTATAATTTTTGTCCCTGCATGAGTAGACGGAACAATTGTTAAAGGGCTAGTGCTATCATAAAAAATAGTCTTTGGCGAAGCTTGTAATCCACCTGTTACTGTCATTCCACCAGTAAATGATTCTGCATTTGTTGTTGCAACTGCTTTCCATGCATTATTTACGTAAGCATTTACTTGATTAGTTGTATCATTATAAAGTATTGCACCATTAAATGCAGTTTCGGCAGTTAATGCATCTCTTTCAGTTGTTGTTTTATGCCCCAATTCAAATACTTGATCTCGCATTTGAATAGGATTATCCATTTGGTTAGGGAATAAGAAACTCTGGTTATCAGCACCATCATTAACGATATCTAAAGCTGTACCAGCTAATGCATTTGCTACAGTGGTAGCAAGTTTTATAGCTGTTGTACTTGTTACAATTGCAAAGAATCTTGCACTATCGACAGCTCTATTTGTCCCATCGTTTATTTGTATTGGTGTTCCCTTAGCGTCGTTATATACGACAGGATCACCGGTTCTAAGTCCATGAGCTGATCCAAATGTTATGACTTCAGTACTTTTATCGATATTTTCATCTAGGACTCGATCACTTCCGCGTGATCGCATAATAACACCAGATCCTGTTGGCAACATTTGATACGAATGAGTATCATTTGCGTTTACAGAGGCTTGTGATGGTTCTTCCTGACGTAAATAATTTTGATAAGCACCATCGCCATAATAGTTATTAGCTCCAGTGAATACAATATTTTTACCTGCGCCAAGAATTAAACCATCAGCACCATTAACTGTAACACCAGCCGAATTAATCTTTAGTGGTACTTGATCACTTGGTCCAATAGTTGTATAATCTTCAGTAAGATCATCAGCATTGTTATCAGTACCATTTGGTGTGCCATCAGTTACATGGAATTTAAATTCGGCTTGTTCTCCACCATCGTCAACGCCTGCCCCACCAATTTCACAAGTCAGCTGTCCATAGTATGTTTTTTCATCAGCATCGTTTTCACCTACAAACAGTATTCGACCGAGTTGATCGCCACTTGCAGGATTAGCGCGATTCTTATATAACGAAAGAGTAGGACCGGCCGTAGCGGTATCTGAAGCATCAACAATTTCCATTGCTGCTGCGCTAACAGTCAGTTTTGGCTCAGAAGCTGAAAATGTTAATATATCAGTATCACTTGTGTGGCCAATCGTAGTACCATTAATCGCAATATTATCTACGGTTAAACTTGTAAGAGTGCCAAGGTCTGATGTATTGCCAGAAGTAATGACTGTACCAGATGCATCTGGTAAATTAATAGATCTATTAGATGTAGGAGTTACACAATATAAAGTAGTTACAGTACTCAATCCTGTATCACCAGTAAATTGAATATTGCCATTTGCACTTAATAATAAATCATTATCATTAGCTAATCTTAAACCACTTTCAAATAATGTCATAACAGGTGCTTCGCTTGTTCCATTATTCATTATGTTAAATGCAAGTGAACCGTATTCTGCACCTGAAGTTGGAGAAGTTATATTAGCTTGAATAGATGCATATTCTGTTTTATTTCCGGCAGAATCTTCACCATTAAATTTAATAATACCCAATTTATCATTTGCAGCTGGAGAAGCAGAATTACGATGTAACGAAATAATAGGATCAACTGCGTCTCCTGTATCAGGAGCAATAACCTCAAATATATTACCAGCAATTTGATTTTGAACAAGTGGGCCTGTAACTGTTAATGTGCTTAATACATCACCTGACTGTAAGGCGCTAGCTGCAAGAGAACCTTGAGCTGCAGTAGCATAAGCAGTAGCAGCAGTTGTAGCAGCACTTCCTAATCCTAGAGTTGTTCTTGCGGCCGCTGCATCTGCATCATCAATAAGACTAGCACCAAATGTACTAACACCCAAATTCGTAAGTGCGTTCGTCTTTTGAGTAGCATTAAGAGATTGATTATTTACATCAACTCTTAATCTATTAGTTAACGCAGTAGATGTAGTAGTAGCAAAATTGGCATCATCACCTAAAGCAGCTGCTAGTTCATTTAAAGTATCAAGTGCGCTGCCAGCTCCTCCGACGAGATCGCTTACACCTGCCGCAACAGCCGTAGTTACATAAGCAGTTGTTGCGACCTTTGTACTATTATCACTTGCTGATTGAGTTGCTGCTGTAGTTGCAGTATTGATTGTACCTAGCAAATCACCTTTAAATTGAGTTGCTTTTACATTACCACTTACGTCTAGTTTTTCAGTTGGATCACCTATACCAATACCAACATTACCATTAGGTAATATCACCATCTTCTCAGCGTATGTAGGTCCATTAATAAATCTTAGCTTAGCATTAGATGATGCGCCAAGATTAACATTATTAGACGCGTCCATCCATAGCGCAGTTCTTTCTACTCCACCACTATCTTTCCATCGCAATTCATTATTATTTTCGAATAGCTGATGGCCAGAGACATGTAACCTTTGAGCTGGATTAGTTTGATTAATGCCCACATTACCGCTATTACTAATACGCCATCTTTCAGCATTATTAGCTTGATCATAAATTCGTAAGACACCATCGTTAGTTATAAATCTAAACCAACCTGCTGAGTTTTGCATATCTAAACTAGCTTGACTTGTATCTGTCGATTCAACTTTTATTGCAACAGTATTACCAGAACCTTTTACATGTAACTTACGGTTTGGATCATCAGTACCAATACCAACGTTACCATCGGTAACAACAACAGTGCCATCGGATTTAATTCGCATTTTTTCTGTGGTAGAACCACCCACTGAGGTGTGAAAAAGTATATTTTGATTATCTGCTAAGTGCTTAAGATCCCAATTGCCACCGCCTTGATATAATAAATCGCCGCTGGTTTGTCTTATATCACCTTCAACTGTTAATAAGCTAGTCGGAGTTTCTGTATTAATACCAACATTTAAGCTATCGTCTATTGTAAAAGCTGCTTTATCTGTTCCGTCTGTATTACCGAAAATCCTAAATTTTTGTCCATCATTAGCATTGTTATCAAACTTTAAGTTCATAGCTGCAATAGACTCTAAGGTAGTAGCTTCACTGCTTCCACGTGTTTCGTCATCATCAAAGTCTAGATAACTGCCGCTTGCATAGGTACTACCACGGAATATATCTGAACGAAACTCACCAGCTTCTGCTCTACCTGATACTGATACACCATTGGCAGTTGTTGCAAATTTGGTATTTCCATTGTGGAATAACGTAGTTGCACCACCATTTATAGCACTAAGATAGTTTCCTCCGGTATCGTTTTGTAAGTATAAATTATTTCCGCGTACTCGTAAGTCTCCAGCACCCGTATCGTAAACATAACTATGATTTCCATCAAAATAGATTTTTAAGTTTCCACTTGCTCCGAATACGGCTTTATCTCCATCACCAAAGTTTAAATCTGCAGAAGTTGTACCACCATCGAATGTGATTGTACCTGTTACGTCTATATCTCCAACTACATCAAGAGCAGCACTAGGACTAGTAGTACCTATACCTAATCTTTCCGCAGACGCATCCCAGAACAACTTAGGCGTTGTGCCTGTGTCCTCGTAGAAGCTGATGTCTCCGTTGGCGGCTATGTTCATTGCCCTATCGTTGTTAGTCCTAAACTCTAAATTATGGTTGCCGTATGTATCAAGAATGCCACTTTGATTGCTGTTAGAGTAACTTAGTTTAGTTCCATAAGAACCAACTTTAGCTGTCACTAAACCAGTAACGTCTACACCATCAGCAGTTTTAGTTATGGTTTGATCGTCTAAGAATGTATTTGAACTACTTTGATATACAACATAGCTGCCATCAGCAGGACTCGTAATGACAACATCTGAAAGATCACCAAGGTTTATTCCTGCAGTATTAACTTCAACCTTAGATGCGACAACTTCTTGTTGTGATGATGAGGAACCTTTTAATAAACCAGATTGCGAAATCTTTGCCGATATATCTGACATATTATACTCCTCCTAGTGTGACTCCAGCAGTTACTTCAAGCTGACCCTCAACTACTCGTGTTGTTACTCCGCCACTTGAGTATATTTCAACATCATAGACGTAACGACCCGACTCTAATAGTTTTGTTTGAGTGTCAGTTAGTCTGATTTCTATTTGGCCATTAGAACCTGGAGTTGTTGGAGTAACAAAGGAAACTGCAGTTGCTGAGCTGTAATTCTTTTTAATCTTACCAGCATAAGTATAACCAGTAAGATTAACTACATCACCATCACTATCTGTTACAGTAATGGTTGAAGTGAAATTAGACCCTTGATCAACTATTAAATTGGAATAAATTGCCATGAATATTTACCTTAATTTGCGTTGTAATATAGTATATTTATACAAATAAAAATCACAAACTCTCAATAAATTTATCTACTTGAGATCGAGGAACAACATAAGCAGGAAGTGTTGAAATGTTATTTTCTTTATAGAAAGCTATTCTATGACGACCATCTAGACAATAGTCATCATCAGTCACTACAATAGGCTTTGTATATACACCGCGTTTTCTATAGTGATTCATTGTAATTTCTTTTAATGGAAAAGTTTGAGATGTCGTATTAGTAATATCATACTCCTCAACGTATTGAACTTTTTTTAATGCTTTTAATGTACGCATTAAGCTTGAAACATTAATATAAGATCTAAGTGTTAATTGATGATTACTATAGCTCGACATATCTTAATCCAACAGATACTCTGTATCCAGATTCACAATCTACTTTATGAAAAGTATAAGGTGGAGAACTAGTTAAAGTAAATGTTCTCACAGTTAGTCCATCAATATTATCATATGTTTCAATTAAGTCATCGTCTTGTGAAAATCGATATGAAAACTTAGATTTACCAGTAGCGTATGTTAAATACATGACATTAGATGGATTACTTATGTTTGTATGTTCATCCATAAAATCTCCGGGCCCATAAATAAAATGTCCTGTAACTTTAAAGTTTAAGTTAGGGTATGAACGTTTTAGTGCAGGTACTATTATATTAATTATTTTTTCATCTCGTATGAAATGAAGCTTAGCATTAGCGGGATGATCTGCATAAGGATTCAAATCATTGCCAAGCTTAGAACCAGCATAGCAATCATTATCGTACGATTCTTTATTTGCCCATTTTTTAAGTATATTTTTTAATTCATCAGGATATAACGGTGATGGAATTTGTTTACCATTAATACTATATTCTATGTGATCATAACTCATAATTTAATTTTAACCTATATTAATATATCTTAATCCAACGGATACTCTATATCCAGATTCACAATCTACTTTATGAAAAGTATAAGGTTCCCTTGCACTTGCAGTAAATGCTCTTATTGTAAGCCCATCAATATTATCATACGTGTCTATAAACGGTTCATCTTGCGAAAATCGATATGAAAACTTAGATTTACCAGTAGCGTATGTTAAATACATGACATCAGTTGCATCGTCTTTATTCGTATGCTCACCCATAAAATCACTAGGTCCATAAATAAAATGACCAGATAATCTAAAATTTAAATTAGGGAATGATTTCTTTAATGCAGGTAATATTGAAGAAATAATAGTAGTTTCTTGTATTTCGGAAACTTTTCCGTTTATTGCATGTGAAGCATTCGAGTTATGTTCACCATTCTTAACAATTTGTTTGCTAGTATCATATGTCTTTTTATTTGCATATTGCTTAAGTAAATTGTGCAATTCATCTGGATATAGCGGTTCCGGAACGCCTTTACCATGTATATTATAGGTCGTATATTTTCTCAAAGAAATAACTCTCGTAATTAACCATCAATTCAGTACATACAATATTTTCAATATCATCTATATTCGTTACATTAGAGAAATCAGCTTCTTCTAAAAATTTATCGATCGATCTAATCATTTCAGCAATTTCTTTTGCAACTTCGGTTTTACCCATCGCAGCTGCTTCTCTAACTAAATTTCTTAACTTATCTGTCGCATCATTAACATCATGTTCTAATGACGCAAGTTTTATTGCTAATACCTTAGTAGTATCAATCTCTATTTCGTTTTTATCGTTAAATGCACAACATTCAATATACTTTATAATACTGGTATATTTCGGTGCTGATACTTCTTCATTTTTAATTGATATATAAAAACTATCTATTTCAACCGGATTGCTTGATTGCAAAAACTCTACACGGTTATTGTCAACTTTTACAAAATAATTATAATTCACTCTGTTTACCTCTAATCATAGTATAAATTATGTGTTATAGTAATATATATATTAGTTATTAAAACTCACCGTTATATGCAATACATTGCCAAGCAACATCAACATTTTCTCTCGCAAATTTTGTAGCTACATAGTAATCATTCCACTTTTCTTTTGAGCCGTATGAACGAATTTTAGTAGTTTCAACAATAAATTTATTAGTTGTAGTACCATCACGTCTTACGTAAATATTATATTCTAAAGGATTAGCTGAGTTTTTATCTGTATCACTTCCTGTAATATTAATATCACCATCTTCACCGACATTATTACCAAGGGTTGCCGAAATTACTGGCCACCGGCCGGACTTAACATGCGAAGAATTTAGAGTTACACGATACACACCCTTACTTACCTTAGCAATAGTACAATGATCAGCTCTAACACTGGCACTACCGCTCCATGATGCGGCCGCCACTTTAGTTCTTTGTGAATCAACATATGATTTAGCAGTTAATTCATCATTTCGTGTAGGAGTTTGGTTTTTAACCACTACCTTAGCCATATATTGTACAGCAAGATGTTCGTGGCCAGATGGCGGAGCAGTATCACTATTTGCTGTAGACCAAGAGTCCCATCTTCTCTGATACGACGCGTAACTGCTACTACCTTCAAGGTGCGTATAGAGCAAGGTATTTTCATGATATCTATGATAAGTTCCTTGATTATTACCAACCAATTGAGTGGAATTAGCTAAGATTTGTGATCCTAGTGTAAATGTTGTACCATTCAGGTATATACCTTTATTATTAGTAGAACTAGTTCCTCCAGCAGCGCTGTAAGTTGTATTACTAGATGATATCGTAATAACATTATTACTTCTTGATACGCTTGATGCGCCACTCCCTTGGAAAGAAACGGTTTCGCCTGTACCAATGTCAGTGGTACCACTCGAACCACCTTTAAGTTTCCAACTGCCATAGTTATCAGCACCATTTGCAACATTAAGTATTCCACGAGCATCAGAAGCAGTCAATGCATTGGGATTACCTGTTCCGCCAACTGTACGACCCATGATTGTATTAGTTGCAATATTTTGCATCTTAGCAAAAGTAACTGCATCATTAGCAAGTTCAGCTGTAGCAACACCAAGATCTTTAATAGTAACATCACCACTCGTTACTGTGAAGTTAGCAGTATTAAACTTAGCAATACCTAGATTAGCCGAGGTTGCAGTTTCACCTTTAATCGTAATAGTTCCATTACCATTAGTAATATCAATACCTTCGCCTTCTGTAAGAGTAGCTGCTGCCGGGCCAGACGTACCACCAATAAGTAGTTGACCATTTGTTGACATTGTTACAGCAGCTAATGTATCAGTACCACTATCTTGAGAAATAATAACAGCCTTATTTGCAAATGATGTTGCACCAGTACCACCCTTTGCAACTGTAAGAGTAGTAGATAATGTTGATGCTGTACTTGCGTTACCAGTTAGAGCACCAGTAAATGTATCGGCTATTACTTCACTTGTTGTTCCTGGACTCAAGGTAAGATCCATTCGAGTAGAACCATTTGATTTACCAGAAATTTCTACCAATGAATATTCAGCACCACCATTAACAGCACCAGATTGCATTCTCATTCTAATCTTATCAGCAGCTGATACAGTATCAGACACATCATCAGTTATTTTAATATCTAAAGCTGAACGATTGTTTACACCTGCTGCTGTTGAAACAAATTTTATATAAGCAGCGTCATTACTATTAAGCCCGCGATCAAATGTAATCTGATTAACTTCAAGATTACTTGGATTAAACCTTGTACCGTCTACATAGCTTGCTAAAGCAACATCATCCGCATCACGACCAATTCGTACACCACTTGAAGTGGTACTTAATCGTTGAAGATTATTATTATATAGAGTTACTGCACCGTCCTGAACAGCTTTAATCATTAACTCACCAGCAGCAGATTTACGAACTTCAAAAGTCGGAGTTTCAATTTCTAGCTTATCAGATGAAGTAATGTGACCACCAGATCCGTCATGAATCATTTTGAGGTAATCACTACCACCACCAAATGCATAGAAACCTTTACCCGAAGCAGTTGTTTTAACATCCTTATTACAATCAATCTGACCTTCGAAGTCATTAGTACCAGTACCGTTTTGATCGATAATACCACTTAACTTAATATTACCGGTAACTTCTAATTTTTCATCAGGATCATTAACACCAATACCAACATTACCCTGATCGAGTATTGTCATTCTGACTTTACCAATAGCTGTACCGTACTGCGGAGCATCTCCATCAGTAGCAAACTGTATATGAGCTTGGTTTCCACCAACATCATTCATTGCAGAAATAAGTAATGAGTTATCGAGTGAATCAGTCGCATGCACACCGTTACTAGCTGTTGTTTCAATCCGGCCGCCAACACGTTGACCGTCTTGCCACAATTCAATTGCAGCATTTGCTCCTTCTGTATTATTATCGGCATCTGCTTCGATAATAAGCTTAGCGTCATTAGCATCATTAGATCTGATATGAAGCTTCGCGTTGGCAATTGCTTGTCCATGAGCACTATTAGAGTAATCGTGATCACCAATAAATATTCTACCGGTTCCTGGGATTGTTAAATCACCAGTAAGGTTTGCACCGCTTGAAGTTGTTTCAAGTCTCTTAGTAGAAGTACCAGCATGACCGTGATATAATTCGACAGCACCAGGACCATTACCTGAAGTAGCTCTCTTCATTGAAATCCAAGGTTGTGATGCAAAAGCCACATCTGCACCACCATGTGCTGAACTACCAATTTCTAAACCATAATCTTCATTAAGGTTTTGTGCAATATAACTCATACGAACATTATCAATACCAAACTCAAGACGTTTATGCGCTTGGTTCCATGTAGAACCATTTGAATCTCTATGGTCGATTACTTGTAAATATGAAGTATTACCATTACGGCATACAAAAACAGCTTGATTCGTACTGTTACCAGCCGTAGTTCCTAACTGTGCACTTTGTACTCGCATTAGACCAACTCTATCACCATTACCATCATTAGTTAATGTTATTTTATTGATCGAGTTAGTACTTTGACCAGCTGGAATTGTAGATTGCTGTATTCTAATATCTGATGAGGCATCACGATTAACTAAAAAGCTAGCAGCTTTAGTTGTACCATCAACATCAAGAGTACACGTGGGATTGAGCATACCAACACCCAATCGTCCACCACCAGTCATAATCATTTTTTCGCCATATACACCGTTAGATGTAGCACCAAAGATTAGATTAGAAGTAGCTTCATTGTTATCACCGTAATCAGTATCATTAACTGTTGCTTGAGAGATTCGAGCAAAATTTGTTTTATTATTTGTATCTTGACCTTTAAAGTCAATAGAGATTTTGCCAGGAGTAGCACCATAATCTGCCCCATGTACTTCAAATGTAGCTAATACATTATCGGTTTGTAAATTAGCACTTCTCTTAAGAATATGTAATGGAGATACATCAGCAGCTAGTGTATAATTAGATCCTTGACCATTTGGAGTTTGAGCTGTTGGGACTGCGGCATTTCTAATTACTAAATTACCAGTTACATCAGCTGAATCTGTATCTAAATTACCATTAACTATTACACCACCTGCTTTAGTTTCTAAAACTAATTCTGATGCACTACCATCATTAATATTATTGTATATTTTAGTTGCACTTACACCGTTACCGCTAATGTAAGTTTTACGTGTGCCATGAGATATACCACCGAGTATTGCTTGATGATTAGAACCATTTGTTGCCTGGAAGTCAAGGAAACTCATGTAATTGCCATCTATTTTATGTTGTATTCCTTTCGTAGCACTACTATATACTTCAGATCCATCAGTAGCCGCAGTAGAACGTCGATCTTCAATTTGAAGAATTGATTTATTACCAGAAGTCGTAACTTTACTTTGGAAATGTGCACCAATTATTCTATTATTTAATTCATGACCTAGTACAGTTGCACCGTCGACATCGTGTCTCTCTTGAGTAAAGAAACCAATATGATTTAATGCACCATTCAAATCACTAGCACCAGTAACATTAATACCATTAGTGTTAACTGTAAGGCCACGAGCAATAATAGAATCTTTATTAATCTCAAGCGCCATTCGATCGGTTACTTCATCAGCATCAGCATGATTACCGTTTAAGAGGAATCTATATTTGCCGAAAACGTTTTTACCTTCTGCGCTTGTATCTTCAATATAATCAAATACAGCGACAGTATCAGTAATACCAACTTTCATTAGCTGACTTGCGCTGCTGCCGCTACGACTTATTTCTAATGGTTTAGTATTCGTGGCAGTATTAATATTAGTCACAGCATCTAGATGTTTGAAATAACCAAGGTCTAATTGACCACTACTTAATGTAAGCTTATTTGTACTTGGATTAAATAATAAACCAGTATTTCTTTGAAGCTGTGAAGTAGAACCTGTAACATCCGCGAAGAGCACTTGTTTGTTTTCATTGCCACTATTTGCAGCAGCAGTAAACTTCGTAGCAGATCCAATTGTATCACCTTGAGCAATGATTGCACCTTGCTGAGTGTTAGTACTAACCCCACCAGCAGCGCCACCACGAGTTAATATGAATTGATCATATTGTTCATTCCATACAATTGCTGCTTCATCTACTTGAAGTTTAGCTGTACCGGTATTACTTGAACCAACACCCGTTGCTGTGAAGACTGTGCCTGCAGTATTATTATCTGCACCTAATTCAGTAAATCCATTACCACTTACAATCTTATATCGTTTGCCAGCTGCAAGTTGAGTAGTATTCTTAGTTGCACTAAATCCTCTATTAATAACAAACTTAGGAGTATCAGTATTAGCAGGTACTGAATCATCTTCAGTTCTTAAAACAAGAGCATCACCAGTGATTGTTGTATTAGATACTGTAACAGAGTTATTTGTACCAGTTACATTTAGTATTCCTGGAATATTAAGAACACCTGCAACAGTAGTAGTTGTATTAGATCCACCAAGTGTAATTGTACTATTTGCGGCATTACCACTTACAAGATTTACGTTTCCAGCCGCACCAAAGGTTCCATCAACATCTACGTTATTAGGCAATCCAATTGTTACAGTTCTTGTACCACTTACATCAGTTACAGCAGTTTCAATTTCACCTGCAGTACCAACAAATTTAAGATTATTACCTGATGCAACTGTTTGAGTACCAGTATCACCTAGGACATTAAACGTTCCGAGGAAGTTGGCCATATCCACTTCATCCATTGCAGAGATACGTCCTTGACGATCAACTGTAATTTGTGGAATCTTAGCAGTAGTACCATAAGTAGCATTACCTGCGTCACTACCTGAAGTCATATCAGTAGTTGTATCATTTAATGATATATCAAAGTTTTTATTTACATCATCCCATGCAACTGTCACGTTAGACATGCTATTAGCATTGCCGCCTGAACCGATACCGAATAGACGATAAGCATTCTGGAAATCAACGTTTGGTTGTGTATATGGCTGTGGGCTTGTTACAGATGTTAAACCCTTTATTCGCCATGCTATATCCGATTGGTTATGTGCAGATGCTGGATTATTAGTACTTACTGCGTTTTCTTGCCATTGGAATAAAGCTTTATTACTAGATTGAACACTAACACCAGTAATTCCGCTACGATCAATCTGTAAACCTGCTCCATTTGCTGATGATGGTAGTAACTGTATGAATGCACTTGAAACATTAAATACACCAGCAGCGTCTGATGACATTTTTAAGACACCATCAGAAACATCAAGTACTGTATTAGCACCAAGTGTAATAGTAGTTCCTTCCGATGCACCAGATCCCGGTGCATTAAAGTTAATATCACCAATTATTGTTTGTGTTGAGCCAGATACTCTATCTAGTTTACCAGTTGGTTGTTGAGAAGCAACACCCTTAACTGTAACAGTTGCTGCACCAGTGCCATCAACTACTTCTTTAATTGCGGTTGTAATAGTAGATGATGTAGTTCCTAGATTGCCTGCAGTAACTGCACCAAGCTCATCAGTAATTTCTTTAATTGCTGGTACTAACGTAGCTGCAGTAGTACCCATTGTTGCTGCATTTATTTCCGATCCAATACGAGAATCAATTGCATTAATTGCATTTACAACAGTAGAAACATCAAATCGTAAGGTATCACCACTATTGATTGTCGAAACAACGTTTGTATCTACAACAACACTTACACCAGCATTAACGGTTGTTACTTTAGTTCCGGCTGCAATACTTCCTGTACGACCAGTTTCTATATTTAGAACCGTCATACCTACTACGATACCGGTTGTATCGGCCAATGGAATTGTTGTTTCTGTAGCATTAACTTCGGCACCAGTATCTTTTTGGACTCGAGTATTGATTGCTCCTAAGTTAGCAGCAGTAGCAACAGGATTACCTATTAATCCTTGAATTTCAGTAATACCAGTGACTGCACTAGTA